TCCGCCAGCGAGTTGATGAGCCGCATGTTGAACATCACGTTCAGGTCATACCCCGTAATAGCGGCCATCAACTCGTTGCCGTCGTAGTTCAGCACCCCGTAGGTCATGCGGTCTTCCACCCGGAACGTGACCCGTTCTATCTTGTCTTCTTTCTTCTCTTCCATAGCTTCAGATTTTGAAATGGTCTCTTGTCTTCGGCGTTCGCTGCTGCGAAATGTCCGTATCCCCGTTCTGCCGCAGACGGCGGCTGCACAGGGCGGCCACTTCCCGTGTAGCCGTCACGTCGGCATCGGCGTCGTGTGCATCGTCCAGTTCGATGCCGAGACGCTCGGCCACCAGCTCCAGCTTGTAGGACGTGACCTGCGGATCGGCGGCTAAACAGAGCCGTGCCAGGTCGATGGTGTCGAGGTAATGGGGCTGGAAGTTCCCGTAAAAATCCGTCGTGCCGGCGAACACCTGCGCGAACTCTTTCTGCAACCCGGCATAAGCCATCATCTGTTGCAGGAAACCCACGTCGAACGGGATGTTCTGCCCGATAAGCACGGGCTTGTAACGGACGCCCTTGCTCAGGGTATGCCTGCGGGCGAAGTCGATGACCTCCGCCGCCACCTGCTTCAAAGGGATGCCCCGTGCCCGCAGCAGGTCCATCGTGATGTCTGTATAGTTCAGTGCGGCAATCTCATAGTCCATCGGTTCGGAGTTGCTTTCCTGTTCGATCTCCCGACGTGTCTTGAGCACTTTGCGCTTGGGAGCCCCGCCCAAAGGCTGCCTATCGTAAGGGGCGATGTAGTTCGCATAGCGTCCCAGCACCTCGAAGGTGTCGAGCCGCACGGCCTGCATGGCGATCTGCGTGCAGGCGCAGCGCGTGCAGTCCAGACCGCCGGTCTCGAAGTCGAGCACGACGGCCGTATAGATTCCTTGTTCTGTCTTGGGTGTTGCCATATTATCCGAATAAGTTGATTCTCATACGATATGAATAATTGTCGATTTGGTGCTTTGGAGGTTGTTGGTGCCGGAATAGTCGCTGTACCTGACCACCCCCGACACGATGACGATATGGTCTTTCAGGGCGGAGATTTTCTCCCGATGGGCTTCGCAGGTCTCGCTCCAGCAGACCATCTCCGCCACGTCGTTATTCTGCTGGAGCGTCAGCTTGACGAACCGCTTGCGTTCGCCGCTCGTCCGGTCTTTGTACGTGTGCTCGGACAGTTCCGTGACGGAGGCGCATACGGCGGCACGCCGTCCGTCGCTGGCCGGGTCGAGCACGTCGTGCAGGCTCAGGTAGGAGGCTTTGCCTTTCACGAGCGCACGGGCTTCGGATGCCTCGAAGATGCGGCGGTAGTCCACCGAGTCGATGCCCGACACGGCAATCTGCTGGCGGCTCCAGAAGTAATGCCGCCCGACCAGCTCCTCGGGGAAGTCTTTCTCCGAAAGCGTAAAGCCCAATTCCGCCGCTGCACGGGCAAGCAGGTCGTAACGCTCCGTTACCGATCCGATACCTTCCACCTTGTCGAAGCATCCGGCCAGAATCATGTTCCGCACATGTCGGGCATTGACCGGCACCCTCACGGATTCTTCGGCGTTGTCGGGGTCGTCCCAGTAAGCATATTTCTTCAATTTGTGCCGGAATATCCGGTGGATGAAGTGCTCGATGGAGGTGTAAGGACCGTTTTTCTCGCGTTCCTCGACGATGCAGGCGACGGCTTTGGCTCCGAGCTGTTTGATGCGGCCGAGCGACCAAAAGATTTCGTCCGTGCCGTAGTCGGTGAAGAATACCTGCCGGGAGGTGTTAATTTCGGGCGGTACGATGCGGGCTTTCGAGCAGAGCTCCATCTCGGACATCAGCAGCGGGATTTCCTTGTCGTCAGCCCACTGCAACGCCACGGTGTAGAACGCCGTCGGATAGTTGGCTTTGAGGTAGGCTCCCACGTAGCTGGTGACGGCATAAGCGGTGGCATGGCTGGCATTGAACAGGTAACCGCCGCCGGCCTCGATCATCTCCCAGATGTGTTCCGCATCTTCTTTGGGACACCCTTTGGCGGCAGCTCCCGTCATGAATTTCTCCTTCATGGCGCGGATGACGTCAATTTTCTTCTTGGAGATAAGTTTCAGCAGCCGCACGCCCTCGGCCAGCGAGAAGCCGCCGACTTCCCGGGCCATCTGGGCGAGCTGTTCCTGGAAGACCAGCACGCCGTAGGTGTTTTTCAAGGCATCGTAGGTTCCCCACAGGTAAACGGGCGCTACCTCCTCACGGCGGCAGAGCAGGTATTTCTCCGCCGAACCCGAATCGAGCGTCGCCGGACGGTACAACGCTCCGGCGGCAATCAGGTCGCCGATGCACTGCGGCCGCATGTCTTGCAGGAAACGGGTCATGCCCGGCGAAGAGAATTGGAAGACGTTCTGCGTGTAGCCCTCCGACAGGATACGAAAGGTCTTCTCGTCGTCCAGTCCGCTGCGCACGATACTCTCGAAGGAGAGCCCCGCGCCGTATTCCCGGTTGCAGATGTCGATGACCGCCTGTATTTTCGACAGCTCCTTGATGCCGAGACAGTCGTTTTTCAGCAATCCGACCTCGTCGATGGAGTATCCGTCCAGCTCGGAAATGAGCAGGTCGTCCACTTTCTTGATGGGTGTGTAGTCGAAGCACTCCATCGGCTCGCCGTCCTGCTGTTTGGGCGTGATGATGATGGCCGAGGCATGGACGGAACCGGAACGCGGTTGACCCATAAGCGGGCGGATGTCCTCGATGACCCTCGGGTACCGTAGGATGAAGTCCCGGACTTTCTTGTTGGTGGCAGCCAGCTTGAACAGATCGGTCCAGGTCATGTTGTCGTCCCCGAAGATGGCTGTGATGTAGTTCACCACACTGACCGGCACACGGTGTACGCGGCTGACGTCTTTCAACACGGCTTTCATTTTGAGGGTCGTGAGCGTACCGGCAGAGAAGACCTGCTGCCGTCCGTCGGTGTTGTACCGACGCTCCAGATACTCCTTGACCTCCTGCCGGCGGTCGGACTGGAAGTCGATGTCCACGTCGGGGAGCTGGCCGCCGGGGCCTTGCCGGTAGCCGTCGCCCGCAAAGCTGTCCGCTATCGGTATGCGCTCCGGAAGTTGTTCCTGTTGGATATGTACGATTTTCATAGGAGGTCGCTTTGCAGGTTGAACAACAGGTCGCGGTTGTCGAAAAGCACGTCGTCCGATTCCCGGAGCTGGTCGGCATAGACCGTGAGGCGGCTTCCGTCACGAACAATCACTAATTCGGCATCCCGGTCGAGCCGCAGGGTCACGCCGTTGTCGAAACGGATGCGGACGGCACGGTCCGACAACACGCTGTCGGTCAGGCGCGTTACCCGGTCGGGACAGAGCCCGGCACGCTCGGGCAGCAGGAAACGCTCGAAGAGCAGGTTGTACTGGATGGGGTCGATGAGCGTGATGCCTAATAGGTACAGCACGAGCGAACCGCCGGCGGAACCGCGCCCGCAGCCCACGAGAATGCCGCTTTGGCGTGCCCAGTTCACGGTGTCGTACTGCACGAGCATGTAGTCGATGTTGTCGGTCGATTCGAGGATATAGACCTCTTTCTCCAACCGCTTGCGGTACTCCTCGGCACGCTCACGGGGCACGAGCCGTCGGAAGCCCTCCTCCAACAATTGCCGGAACATGGCGTAACGGTCGCCGTAACGCTGCTGTTCCTCCGCCGTCATGTCATAGCGAGGCATGTAGTTCCGCTCGGTCTGGTAACGGGCTTCGACACCCTCGGCAATCTCCACCGTATGGCGGCACATCCGCTCGAAGAGCGCGTCCGTGTCCCACCGCTCCCCGTCGAAAAGCGCACACACGGCGGCATAGTGTTCGTCGATGTCCTTGAAGTATTGGTCGTCGCTCTGGGCATGGGCGGCACCCGTGGCGATTTTGTTGAGCACGGTTTTCGTGCGGGCATCGTCCTTGTCCGGATAGTAGCAGTCGGCGATGAGCATCGGCTCGACCAGAAAACTGTCGTTCTTCTCGTCATAAAAGGTGTGGAAGAAATGGGCGGTTGCCTTCAGCACCTCGGCATCCAACCGCTCGGCCTTGTACTCCGACAGGTCCACCTGGTAGAACACCTTGTCGAAGGTCTCCCGCAGGGCTTTCATCGCATGCAGGTTCTTTTCCATCCAGAACGGCGAGAGTTTACCGAATACCAATACGTTCCCTTCGCCCCGGCGGAGCAGTTCGGGAAGCGGAACGGTCGCGTCCGCAGCATCCACCATGACGGCTTTCTGAATGCGCAGCAGGTTCCTGAGTCCGCGCTGGCTCTGACAGTAGATTTTCACCTCCACCTTTTCGCCCTCATGTGCCAGCGTGCAGGTGTATCCGATAATGGGACGGATGCCGGCCTTGTCGCAGGCTTTCTGCAATGCCAGCGTCGCACCCATCGTATTCCGGTCGCAGATACCGAGGGCGCTATGGCCCATCCACACGGCTTTCCGCACCCACTGCGACACGTCGCCCGAAGCGTTGAGCAGTTCGTAGGGCGTATGAACGCCTAAGTTCACGAACGGGGTCCGCCGCTTGCAGGGAACCCGCCGCCCCACGTATTTGAGGATGTTCAACCTGAAGCCCTCCCGGAGGGAGTAGTAGTACCAGTTGTCCCCGAACGGGAAGGCAACATATTCGATGCCCTCGGCCAGCAGCACCTCCGGACGTTCCATCAGGTTGAATTCCACCTCTGCGCCCTTTATGCGGAAAATCGACTCCACCCCGGAAAGGTCCGCGAGGAACAGTTTGCCGAGACTTTCGATTTCGACCACTTCACGGTCTATGGGCCGGTAAGCAATGAGGTGCGCTTCCAGCCATTCATGTAATTCGTTCATGCTATTTCTGTTGTATTTTGGTAAGTTGATATTCGATAGGAGTTTTCAACCCGTAGGCGAAAACACGGTAAATCTCTTCCGCCGTGAGATCTTCCCAGTCTTTCTCCGGATCGGGAATATCCGCCACGAAGACCTCGAAATAGGCGGAGAGCTCCGAAACGGTATGCTTGACGGCCTCCACGGCATCACCGTCGTAACCGATGACCACCGTGCGGACGCTTTTCGTCTGGAGTTTGTAGATTTGGGTACGGGATATTTTCTTTCCGAAGGTGGCGACGGCGACGATACGGCGGTTGTCGTACAGGTCTAATTTACGGGTCAGGGCGACCACATCGAAGATGCCTTCGGTCAGGATGACCGTATCGGTCTCACCCTCCACGATGCCGTCGTAATGATAGAGCAGCTTCACGAAGTCGTTCTCGGTGGAGTTGCGCCAGCGCAGCATCTTATACTCCCCGTTGCGTGCGGCACGACGGTTATGGAGGTCGATTTCCTCCTTGCTCCATGTATGACGGGCCACGTAACCCACCGTGTCGCCTGCGTCGATGACGGGAAAGATCACGTAGTCGTCCCAACGGCGGTTCAACCGGCAGGTGGTGCCCACCGGAAAACGGTCGTAATCGTCGTAGGTAAATCCCCGGCTTTGCAGATAAGGATGGGTAAAGGTACGCCGCCAGTATTCCGGAAGGGATACGATGCCCAACTCGTCATCGACCTCTTCCTCCGCATCCTCCAATGGGAACAGCACATTGGGAAGCGGTTCGTCGAAAGCCACCGTTTCCGTCGGCAGCAGGTCCATCCGGTCGAGGCTTTCGAGCAACTTGCCCAAAGTCGTGGTCGAGCGTCCGCACGAGAAACAGTGCGCCATAAAAGGTTTCTTGCGCACCGTCTCCTTGCCGATATAGACCCCGAATTTCCCTTCCTTGCCGCAGAACGGACACCGGGCGATAAGGTTCTTCCCGCCGCCGTCCGTCCGTGCCCCGAGTTCCGCCCGGAGCTCGGCCACCAGCAAGTCATATTCTTTCCCTGTGATGTACATATAAAGAAATAGCCCGCTGCGGGAGCGATGGGTTGGTAAAAGCCGTCTTTTATTTCTCTTTCGGGCAAGATTTCCTATTTCCCGACAAATTGCCGCCGAAACATTTTGCGTTTTCCGACAAAAAACAGGTATATATTTTGCAATTATAAAATTCAATTTTATTTTTGCATAAAAATAGCGATGGTATGATAGAGCGCACCCAACAAGCCAAGTTACTTCAACTGGCAACAAAGTATCCTTTTGTGACTATTACCGGACCGCGACAGTCCGGCAAATCAACTTTGGCCGAACTGACCTTTCCGGATTATAAACGTGTATCATTGGAGGATTTGGATAACCGTGAGTTTGCGACCGAAGATCCTCGAGGTTTTATTGCTACCTATCCGTCTCATACGATTATTGACGAAGTTCAGCGTGTTCCGACACTGCTTTCCTATCTTCAAACGCATACGGACCGGGAACATCGGATGGGGATGTATATTCTGACCGGTTCGCAGAATACGGAACTGATGGATGCCGTTGATCAGTCTCTTGCCGGCCGAGTCGGCATTTTGACTTTGCTGCCGTTCTCCCATGAAGAGATGCGCAATGCGGGCATTTTGCCCGAAACGACCAACAAGGAGATTTTCTGTGGAGCTTATCCGAGTATTTATGACCGTGGTATCGACCCGACGGACTATTATCCGAATTATATCAAAACCTATATAGAACGTGATGTCCGACAGATGAAGGCCATCGGCGATCTTTCAAAGTTCCGCAGACTCATCAAATTGTGCGCAGGACGTATCGGTCAGTTGCTCAACAAGGCTTCTTTGGCTGTCGAATGTGGTGTGACCGCTCCGACAGTCGATGCCTGGCTTTCGATTCTGGAGGAGAGCTATATCCTTTATTTCCTGCGTCCCGACTACAACAACTTCTCCAAACGTCTCGTAAAATCGCCCAAACTCTATTTCTATGATACGGGGTTGGCCTGTTCCCTTTTGGAAATAAGAAATGTATCACAACTCGATTCACATTATCTGCGAGGCGGGTTGTTTGAAAATATGGTCATCAACGAATTTCTCAAACGGGACTATAACCGGGGATTGGAACCGGCTCTCTCGTTCTGGCATGATAGCGCAGGCAATGAAGTGGATCTGATTCAAACGGAAGCCGATTGTCAGTATGCTTACGAAATCAAGTCCGGAGCGACCTTTTCCAAAGAATATTTCAAAGGGCTCAACTATTGGAGTAAACTTTCCGGGGCTGATTCTGATCGAAAAACGGTAATTTACGGAGGAGATAAGTCGATGCAGACATCAGATGGCAAAGTAGTATCATGGAAAAATATTTAGTTTCTTTCATGCGATGATAGGAAATGTGCTATCGGGTACGAAATTACTCAACTTATGAACAATTTGCGTATATTTGCAGCATCTAATCAGTGTCCATATCGGCAGGTCACGATATCTGCACTATAAAAAAGATGCAAGAAGGCTCCTTCACGGGAGCCTTCTCTGTTTATAATTTTCTCTTAATGCTTCTTTTGTTGGAGTTAAAGGAGATTGTATTTTCTGATTCGTTGTTTTATTCGTTAACTATTAAAACGGATGCCGCTACTCCGAAATACTAAAATAAAGATAACCAGGGCACTATCGTTATCAGCAACAGCATCAATAAAAACACATAAAGTGCCATCCGTAATGTCCGGTTCGGACATCTCTTCTTAAAGAAAGCCGATACTATGTTTAGATGCAACAGGATGTGTGCGGCAAGCAGAACAAGCAATGTCACTCCTGCCCATAAATGAACATCGCCCCAACCGTGCCTTCCCAATCCACACAAATGCGAACACCATGAATCGGCACCTTGAAATCTGACGGCATGGCGGGAAGGAATGACAACTTCCAAGATAAACCCGCTTACGCTAACTAATGCTATCGCAATCAACATGACAAGGTCAATAGCGATATTGATAGACATTTTGTTTTTCATCATTGCTCCTTGTTTTTATGTCCATGGCATTCGTGATGATGTTCATGTGATGAACATCCGATGCCGGAATCTGTGATTTTCCCATTCAGATAACCGGTTACGACATTCAGGATATTCCCAGAGCAACCTCTTATCACTTTTATGTGATGAGAGGTAAGGATATTCAAGGCACCTTGCCCCATATTCCCAGCCAGCATCACGTTGACCCCCATCTTCTCCAATTCTCCTGCTATGTTGGACTTACATCCGCATCCTTGGGGAGAAGGAATAATCTCGTTACTCACAATTTGATTGTCTTGCCCTATTGTCAAGACAGTGTAATACTCGCAGTGACCGAAGTGGTCATCGACCTCATTTTCTCTTGTCGGAATTGCAATTTTCATCATAATCTATTTTTATTTATGTTAATGTTATCTACCGTAGAGCCTACGTTATTTTTGTAAGTTATGGCTTCATTTCAGGAACTTTCAGAGGGCATCCTTTGATGCAACGTCCGCACTTGATACAATCGGGATGGAGGAATCCGTTTCCGTTGTTCCTGCTCTCGTATGGCTTTAATTGCATGGGACATACTGCGGAACAAAGTTTACATTTGGTAGTACATTTTTCTCCCACGATTATTCGACGGTAACTGTCGGGAAGCCTGCCGCTACGAGGCGACACCCACGCTGACAGCGTTCCCATCGGACAAAACGAGCACCATGTTCTCGGAGCATATATAAATGAAAGAGCCACGCCAACAATCGTGGTAATCAGTATAATCGTCCAGAATACCCGTCCCATATCATTCCAGTCGCCCCAAGCACGGTACATCTGTATGCCGAACATGGTGAAGATAAACATCACCATGAAAATACGGAATCCTTTGGTGCGTACAAATGCCGGAATCGGTTTATGCGGCGAGTATTTCGCCAATACCCTGTCGTAAAAGTTTCCACGGGGGCAGGCATTCCCACACCACCATCGCCCTTTGCTCACGGCAAACGCGACTGGTGCTATCATACAGATTACAGCAAGGAAACCGACTACCGGATAAAAGTAACCGACAACAAGATACACCAATAGTATCCAATATAGCGGAAATCCCTTTTGAGGAAGAGAACGAAAAAATTGTTTATGTGCCATGTGTTTTCTAACTCATTGTTTCAAAAAACAAAGTTACGCAATTACCCACATCTACACAAACGATAAAACAGATACCTTAATCGATTTCGTCAATCATAGTGTGATTGAGAATTTCTTAATTCTCTTATTGATCATGGCAGGAGGAATAACCATCCTGATAGCATCGGCAAGGATATTAAGCAGTCGTTCACGCACGAAATTACGATGTACCACAAAGGCAATCTCACGGCTCGGTTCGGGATTGGTAAGCACACGGACATTGGCTTGCTGGCATTTCCTAAGAAGCGGGACATGAAGTTCCGGAATGATGGCATATCCTCCGTTCTCGTCAACAATCTTTATCAGTGTCTCCACACTGCCTGCTTCATAAACGGCTTGGCGCCCTGCCTTGTAATTGCAAAAGGGAAAAACACCGCGATTGGGGCAATACCCCTCACGAAGCACCCACACGCTTTCCACAGGAAGCCGACCTGTCTGCAAATCAGGGTCATTATAAATAGGTTCGTCCGGAGAGACGTATGCCATAAGACGTTCTTGATAGACCGGTATTTCCAACAGGTCGCCGTTATTAAGCGGTGTCGCCAAAAGTGCGATATCAAGTTCTCCGCGTTCAAGTTGTGAAACAAGGGTTGATACCCGTGCTTCCTCTACATGTAATTCTATGTCCGGATGATTGGCAGACAGGTATTTGAGCATTTTCGGCAATAAATACGGGGCGACCGTAGAAGTAATGCCGAGCGACACTTTCCCGACAGATTCTCCTTTTCGCGTAGCCACCAGCTCTTTAACCTGTGCTGCATTGAACAACAGCAGCTTTGCACGGCTGATAATTTCTTCGCCGACAGCGGTCGGCTTCACCGGATGGCTGTTACGGTCAAATATGGTTACATCAAGCTCATTCTCCAATTTTTGAACAAGCGATGACAAGGTTGACTGTGAGATGCCGCATGATTCCGCGGCTTTTGCAAAATGGCGGTATTTGTCAACCGCCACGATATATTCCATTTGCTGAAGTGTCATATAAGTCGGATTGTGTTCGATAAATTCGATACGAAATTAGATAAAATCTATTTTGCAGAACAGAATTATTGGACTAATTTTGCAAAAAAACAAACGGCCATGATACGAGTAAACAAGAAAATATGCCCTCACGACCATATTTGTCCGCTGATTAAAGCATGTCCGGTCGGAGCAATTTCACAGGATTCCGAAGGTTTTCCGGTGATAGATTACAACCTTTGCATCGAGTGTGGTAAATGCGTGAGAAAATGCCCGATGAAGGCGATGAAACAAATAGAGAGCGAACAAAAAATATAAATTCTATGAATATCGCATTACCTGATCGAGTTCGCTTCCGGCAATACGATACCGCTTTGGCATTTCGGATTCAATTATTAGATGACAAAAGGCTCCCCAATCGGAGCCTTTATCATTTTAGATGTCTTCCATCTGCTGCAACGCCATCGACCGCTGCGGATCGTAGAACACCTCGTTGTCGTAGTCGGTGGCTATTTTGATGGTGTCTCCCTTCCGGAAAAACCGGCTCTTGGCCACATGCAGGCGCATCAGGCACTCTTTTCGTTCGGCCGACGACTGGTTGAGCGATATCAGATGCGTGCAGGGCCGCGCCAGTCCCTTCGCCTCCGAACAGTTATATTCAGTCAGCACGTTCCGCTCGTTGTTGAGCCAGTCCCGGTCTTCGATGGTGCTCTGGTAGGTCACCACCATCCACACGTTCTCGTCCGCCGCCAGGTCTTTGAGGTCGTTCGCCACGGCGATGCGCTTGGAACGTTCGTGCTCGGCTCCCCACTGGCGGCGCATGGCATCGGTCAACAGGTCCATCGAGTCCACGATGACCACATCGGGCGAGTAGCCGTTGATTTTGCGGTATTCGGCAATGCCGTTCTTGATGTCCATCGTTGAGATCCTGGCCGCAAAACGCGGGAACGAACGTACCGTGATACTACCGGCGTAGCTCATTACCAGCTCCTCGAAGTGTTTGAATTCCCGGTCGGAAATCTTCCCCTGCTCGAAGTAGTAGGCATTGCGGGAAATCATCCCGCCCGAATAGGCGTCCAGCGCCTCCTGCTCGGAACCTTCCAACTGGTAATGCAGCACATGCAGCCCGTCGTCGATGTCGGCGCGGATGCCGATGTGCTTGGCGAGGTGGGATTTGCCCACACCCGTCGATGCCAGAAAACAGGTCAGTTGCCCCCGGAGGTTCCGGCCGTCGTTCAGAGCGTCGAGGTACGGGATGTAGAAGCGGCACACCTGCGGCAGACGGTTCTCGCGGCTCTCGGCTTCGCGGCGGCGGTTGTGCTCGAAGCGCTCCCGAAAGGTTTTCGCCACGTCCACGAACGCCGTGGTGCGGAGCGTGAACGACGAGAGCCACCCGGCATATTCGGCGAGCAGCGCCTCGGCCTTGTCCTGACGGTTCTGGTTGTAGAGCTTGCCGACCTCGGTATAGACTTTCTGCAACCGCACACCCTTGATGTAGCCTTCGAGCAGGTCGGTAAGGGATTCCGTGTTGGTGTTCTCCTCCTCGTACTCGCGGAAGGTCTCCAACAGCTCGATGGCGTCGTAGTCGCCCTGGAATGTCTGCGAGAGCGTGGCATACGTCGGCGGGGACTTGTAGGTGCGGTAGTGGTTGGCGATGACCTCCTGAATTTTCTGGAAGCTGCGGTCCGGCAGATACTCCTTGCGCATGTTCTCCGCCACCACGCTGCACAGGGTGTCGTAGCGCAGGGCGGCGGCATAGAGCTCGTAGAGGAACTCCGCCGATAAAGGATTGACTGATGCGTTTTTCATGGGCGGCTCCTCCTTTCAGCTTCTTCGCGGCGCAAGCGGTAGAGCTCCGGATAACGGGCGGCAGTACGCTTGCGGCAGAGCTCGGCACGGGAGCATGTCCGACAAGCGTCCGAGAACGGATTCCACAGCAAGGTCGAAATACCGCAGACGTAGTAGCCCACAGGCGTGTTCACCACCCGCTGTTTGGTCGCCTCCTCGTATGCCGGATCGAGGAACTGCCACAGGGGATGTTCCCGCCGGTCTTTGAGCAGCAGCGGCAAGGCGGTGCGGCTGAGCCCGACCTCCTGAAGCCATCGGTCCTCGTGGTAACGGCGCACCGGTGTGGTAGCGGCGAAGCGTTCACGGGCTTTGGGCCCGAAGGAGTGTGACGGCATCCATCGGCACGACAGGTACTTCCCGTCAAACCGGCTGATGGCATGCACCTGACAGATGCAGAAGTCCGCGATACGCTCGTCGGAGAGTTCCCCGCCGCAGCGGATGCGCAGGATCTCTAAACAAGCCGCCACTGTCCGCCGTCCCGACTCTCCGCCGGGAAAGCGGAACGAAGCGTCGATGAGCCGGCGCACGAGCGTCTCGAACAGCGATACCGTCACACGGATTTTATCGTTTCTCTCCATTGGGCGTAATGAGTTTGCGCATCTGCTGTTTCGCCAGGAAAATCCGGCTCTTCATCGTGTCGAGGCTCCGGCTTTTCATGTTGCCGTTGCGGTATGAAATCTCGACGATCTCTTCCAACTTGTACCCCGCCTGTTGAAGCAGCAGGGCTTCCCGGTAGATGGGTTTGAGCGAGTCGAGGGCGTTCAGAATGTCATCGTTGTAAAATTCCCGGTAGTTCTCCATCCCCATAGCGTTGCCGTGCGTGTCGTCTTCATCGCTCAGCGACGAGGCCAGCGAATAGACATTCACGTTTTCCGAAACGGGCAGGCGGCCGTGACGGCGGTTCTGCTCCATGACGAACCGTTTGGTCACGATGTGTATCCAGTTGAGAATGCTCCGCTGGGGATCGTAGGTGGTAATGTACTTGAAAAAGTTCACCAGTGCCTCGCTGTAATTGTCTGCAATGTTCTCCTGCAAGTAGGTGTAACGGATGCAGAGCCGGTACACCAAGTTTTTGTTGGGCAGGATGTAGCGGTTGAACAGCTCGGTACGCAGTTCGATATTTTTTAACTCCTCTTCCGGGAGTGGCTTTCCCTGTTGCTCCATAGGCCGACGGATTGATGGTTCAATCTGAATCTCAATCTGTCAGCAACTCTATGTGCGTCAATTCTATAAATATTTGTCATAACTTCTTAAATACGATATTTGCGGATATAGTAATGATAAAGATGGCAGGCGTCGGCGGCATTGTCGTCGGGGGCATCGTAGCGGTATTTCTCACGGCAGGCGCGAATCATCTGCTCCTTGGTCGCCCGCCCGTCTCCGGTGGCGAATTTCTTCAGCGTGGCCGGGTTCACGAATTCAGGCTCCGGCAGATCAAGTTCATCGCAGACCTCCAGCAGGATGCCCCGCAGCTCCGCCAAACGGCGCATGTCGTAGAAGTGGCGGTTCACTGCCACGTCCTCAGCAACGATCCGACGGATGCCGTAATGGCGGATAAAAGCCATGAGCATGACGCGGAACGCGCCGTGCATCTTGTTGCCGTTACGGCGTTTCGACTCGGCGAAGTTCCACGTCCCGCTCTCATGCTGGCTGTAATAGCCGGTCTTGGTCGCCACATCCAACGCCAAGACCTGTTCTCGGCCGATGTTATCCGATACGCGATTCTCCATGCTCCTTGACGATTATCAGTTTATTGGGATATCCCTCCGCGACATTCCCGTGCGATACGACGAGCACGGTCCCGCCGAGGGCGTTCAACGCCTCGAACATGGAAGCCAGACCGGCTTCGTCCACCGCCTCCAGTATCTCGTCAAGAACCAGTAGGTCCAGCCCTTTTTCGTCGTCGCAGTTGGCGTTGACGAGCTTTTGCATGGCAAGGATTGTCGCCAGATTCACGCGGGCGGCTTCGCCTGCCGAGAACTTGCCGAACGAGCCGCAGTCCACGCCGTCACGCAGCAGTGAAATGGAGATTTTCTCGCGCACCTTGCCGCTTTTGAGCACCGTATAACCGTCGAAACGGATGCGGATATCGCTGCCGATACCGACGAGGAACTCGTTGGTGATGCGGCTGAGGGCCTCGATTTTCGTGTTGGCCAAGTAGGTCTTGAACTGCACGAAACGTTCGCGCTGTACTTCCAATGCCCGCACTTTGTCATCCATGTCGAACTTGCGCCTGGCGGTCTCCATCGAGCGTTGCTTTTCCTCTTTCAGCGTGGCGCGAAGCGACCGGGTCAGGTCGGTCGCGGCGGCTTCGTTTACCTCACGGATGGTCTCTTTCAGGGTGTCCACGGCACACTCCGCCGAACGGATGTCCTCCTCGGCCTTACGCTTCTCCCGACCGAGTGCAGCGTTACGCTCGTCGATGAAGCCAAACACTTCGTCGAATACCTTGCGGCGAATGCCGTCTATCTCCTCCTGCATGGCGGCAATCCCGGCTTGGGTACGCTTGCGGTGGTGCTCTGCATCCTCGACGCAGCTTGTGGCACTGCGCACGGCACGCTCGTGTTCCGACAGCTTCTGTTCCCAATCCCGGTGCTCGTTTTCCATGTTGCGGCGTTCGGTACGGATACGGTTCTGCTGCATCTCTACCTCCTCGGATTGTTTCTCTCCGGCCTCTATGCAACCGTTCACTTCGGAAAGCTGTTGCTGACGAAGACGCAGTTCCTTCGTTCCTGCCTCGATGTCGAACTGAGGCTGTGCCACCAAGAACTCGTGCCCGCAAGCGGGACAGGTAATCGAACCCGCCAGATTGTTGGACAGCTCGTCGATACCTGCCGAGACGGTACGACGCTTGCGGCGCAGCTCGTCCAGACGTCCGGCAAGGTCACGCAACCGGCTGTCTATATCCTGCAACCGAGACTGATAGCCCGCCGTCTGTTCCTCGTACTGCGAGCAAAAGCCGGCGTAATCCTTTTTGAACTGTTCCCACGCCGCCTGCTTCTGTGCCAGCGTCCCTTCGGCGTGTTTCACCGCAGCATCGAGGTTGGCAAGAGAGGCACGGGCGATTTCCATATCCTCCTTTTTGAGCCGGAGGGTGCGGTTCCAGTCCGTGCGCCGTGCGTTCGGGAAGAGCGGCATAAACGCTTCGATGGCTTTCAGGCACTCTTCCAACGAGGTGTCCGAAGATTCCAGCTCCTGCAACGCTTCATCCGCTTGCCGGACTTTCTCCATCGTCCCGTCGGTTTCATCCGCCGACGCTTTCCGGGCACGTATCTGTTCCCGTTTGGCGGCGATGGAGGCTTCGAGCTCCGCAATGCGTGTTGCACGGGTGCGCCCGCGCTCTTCACCCGCCGCCGTCTCGCGGTCGATCTGCTCCTGCAACATCTCGATACGCCCGTCAATGCCTGCCAGTTCGAGGTTTATCCGCTGCTGCTCGCTGCCGAGCGGCTCGATGTCCTCCTCTACACGGGCAATGGCTTCATCGACGAGAATGCCGTTCGAGAAGCGGTTGATGATTTCCTTTTTCTCCTTGTCCGAGGAGGACAGGAAGTCCTCGTAACGGTATTTCGAGAGGATGAAGTTATTCAACAGCTCATCCCGCGTGACACCCAATTTGTCGAGGATGTAGCGGTTATAGGCATCGACCGAGGGTTGTACAGCCTCGTCTGTCTCCACCTTCTTGCCGCCTCGCTGGAGCGTGCAGGCAACCGTCGATGTCCCCTTGCGGGGAATGCAGCGTGAAACGATGAGTTCCTCATTCGAGGCATCGTTTGCCAGATGCAGGTCGATACGGCACTCCTCGGCAGCATCGTTAATGATTTCCTCGGAACGTATCTTGCGCAGCGGACTGCCCGTGATGCCGATGGCGATGCACTCCAAAAGGGCGGATTTTCCGGCACCGTTCGACTGTTGCGAGTCGTTGTCACGGTTGTCGCCGAATATCAGTGTCGTAACGCCTTGCTGCAAGGTGTACGACAGGCGGCGGAAAGCACACAGGTTTTCCGCCTCTATGGTTTTCAGTTTCCACATGGTCTGATCTCGATTTTAGATAAGTATTCCAGTCCGACTGCCACCTCGTCGATCTGCTTCTCGCGGCAGAACTCCTCGTAGGTCTCGCGGATACGGCGGCTGTCGAATTTTTCGAACAAGGATGAAGACGAGGCTTCAAGCATCTCTTCATCGTCGGCGATAAGCTCTACCTTGGTGGCACCGGCTTCCAAAAGCGCGGCCTTGTTCACCGACTTCATGGCCGCCTGCGGGGCATGGACCCGCACCTTGACCTTGTAGCGGCCGTCGGCATCGATTTCACGCAATTCGTCCATCAAGTGCAGTCCCGTCCGCTCGGCCGACACGTCCAGCACCTTGTAGCGCGTGTTCACCTTGTTCTTGATGAACTCGTGCGTGCCGTCGGTATAGATGACCGTGTAGCCCTTCTCTTCGTCCTCGCCGAAGTTGTGCTGGCGCGAAGAACCGATATACTCGATTCGGGTTTTCGGGATGATGCACCGGTTGTGGTAATGGCCGACGAACACCTTGTCGAATGCCTCGAAGAGGTGTACGGGCAGTTCGTTGTCGGACGGCTGGGACAGTGCCCCGTTGATGCCTTCATGGATGTACAAGTAGTTCAACCGTTCGGGGTCGAGACGCACCCGCTCTAATTTCTCCGGGAAGCTGCCGTTCTCCGGAAAGTAAGCGACCATGTGCAGGATGAACCGCTGCCCGTCGGGACAGGGCAAGGCGATGTAGTCGTCCGCGACCAGCACGTTGTCGTGTTGGTCGAAGATGTGGCAGTAGCCGCGCGGCGATTCCTGGTTTACCTTGTCGTGGTTTCCGTTGATCATCGTGACGCGCATACCGTACTCGGCAGCCAGCAGCAGGGCGTCGTGAACGGCCAGCAGCACGTCGAGGGTCTGGGCGGCACGGCTCAGAAAGAGGTCGCCGCCGAAGGCGATGTCCCGAATGTCCATCTTCCGACAGATGTCGAGGGCCTCCCGCCAGTTGGCCGTAAATTCGGGTATGTTATCTTTGGAAACGTGTATGTCGTTCAGTAACAACAAACACGGATAATTCTTTTCCTTTGGCATAAGCATGTGATGTAGGAAAGGGAAGCGCAGCACGAGGCTGCTCCTTCCCTGAAATGAATGACTCTATGTGTCTGTTTATCTGCGACGGCGACGGGGTTCCTCCTCGGCCGGCGGTTCGGGCGCTTCCTCCTCTTCGGAAGGAACGGGACCCTGCATCGCCTCCTCGATCATGTCCAGCAGGTCTTTGTTCGAGGTCGAACGGGTCACGCGGATCTGGAGACCTTCCTGCTCGATGTAGGCGCGGATAAGCCCGCGAAGTTCCTGCCCCTGCTCGGTACGGTCGCCCAATCCCTGTTCCTGCAAGCTGTCGAACCGCTCGAACAAGTCGTCGAAGGTGGCTGCGCCGGCTGCCGGGTTGTCCTTGTTGTCTTTCGTGCGTTTGTCGAACGAGAAGGAGCTGGTGTCCTCTTTCGGGAGGGCGGCCATGATGGTTTCGATGGCCTCCTTCATCTCGTCTGTCTCCATGATGGCCATGCCGTAACGGGCATCGCATTGCTTGAGGTACTCGACGGTCGCCTCGGCTTGATAGCGCGAGTAGCGGTAGATGATGTCGGGAATGCGGGGCGCGGAGAGCAAGGCCGAAAGTTCCTCCTTCGAGAGTACGTCGGTATCGCTTTCGTTGTCGATGCTCACGAGATATTCGGTCTTGCCGCCGTTCTTTTTCTTCTCGATTTCTACCGGATAGGCATCGTGTACCGAGCACACTGGACAGGGATGGTTGGGGTTCTTGGCCAGTTTCTTCTGCCAGAGTTTGAATTTCCGCTCGTCGAGGTCTTTGAACTGGCTGTGCGAGAGCGTGAGAAGTTGGAGCCCTTTGGCCCGTTCGTCGAGGTCGAGGACGTAAAGTGCATGGCCGTAGCTGTACTTTAGGCCACCGCCGAAGCTGCCGCCCCCGATCTTCTCAGCCAGCTTGTCGTCCCCCTGTGCCTTGGCTTCCGCAACGGCGGCCTTGCGGTAGATGTCAATCAGGTCCAGCGGATAACCGGCGTCGGTAGCTCGCGGGACGGTCACGTACAGGTACGAGGCTTTGCCGCCCGTGGACGGTTTCTCCAATTCGAGCAGCAGTTGGTGGACGGGGAATTCATAGCCCGGACGGGCAAGGACGCCGTCGGTGGTCGGTGCGATGGGCAGCACGCGCAGGCGGTACACGCCTAACTTGTCCATGCGGAAGAACTCGGTGCGGGCGAATGCCTTATTCTCTTCCTGCGCCCGCTGTTGCGCCTGGGCATAGGTCTCCTGCGAGGCAAGGAATAAGTCCTCCACGGAAACAGGATTCTCTCTTTCAAGATTTTCGTCTTGCATAGTGTTGAAAGTGATAAAATTACTAATGCCGAAGAATCTAAAAGACGACGAGGGACGGGTTCGGATGCACCGCCGCTCTTCAGTTTAGAAACTGGATGGAAAGCCGGACGATACCGTTCCGTTTATCACTTTCCCTATGCGCCGCCCGAACGGGCGGATTCAATTGAATGTTTACAAAAATAGCCTCCTTTCACGAGCGGGCAAAATAAACGGTTGAATGTTTGCTGAAAAAGTGGATAATTCTCTGTTTTCAAAGGGTTTATTTTGCAATGCAAATAATCGTTTCAGGGTTTTCCCATCGTGGGGTTCTGCCACGGAAGACGCAGGCGCTCCGCCGGATAGAGGCTCGACGTGTCCACCTTCGAGGCGTCCTCGACCATTTGGCGGCGGATGGCGGAGATGAGCTTCCGGTTCCGGCAGATGAATTTCTCCAACTTGCGCCGCCGCATTTCGTCGTAGAAGGGTTTCTTCGCCGGGGTCATCACGGTAGCGCGGCGGCAATAGAGGCCGTCCCGTTCGTAGAGCTCCATGTAACGTCTGAACTTGGGCTTCTTGAGTGACGGATCTTTGGATGCCGAGCAGACGATACGGATCAGCGGCAAGGGCGGAGCCCGGTGCCTGCCTGCCGGCAACGACTGCATGATAAGCTGGAACACTTCGGGAACCTCGTATTTGAGGAAGAATCCCAGCTTGGTCTCCTCGAAAAGGTAACGCTTATACGTCCCCTTCGGCCTTCCGGACTTTCCGGGACGTTTTGCGGGGTTCTGTTCCGCTTTGCGGGTGATCCTCGCGCCCCGGTGTTTCTTCGCTTGTGCCATGTGTTTCGGGTTTTACGGGTTCGACAGATGCCTGGGCGACGCTGTGCGTGCGGCGGCGTTTTTCGCTGATGGCGGCGCGGCTGTTCAGGTCGCGCTGGATGTTGAGTTTTTTCATGTTACGTCATATATGAAAAATGAATATTGATTTCCGTGTTGTACATGCCTCGTTCGTAGATACGGACGTAGCGGCTTCCGGCATCGATGGTGAAGGACGAACCCCGGTTGTACTTGTGGTCGTCGTTCCAGTGTGCCATCGTGGTGCGCAAGCCGTATTTGGGCGGCTCGACCTTGTTGGGAATGACAGCGACAACACCGCCTTCGTTGCTGCCGTTACGTCGGGCGGTGTTGATACGTCCCTGTATGCAGACAATGCTGCCGATCTGGCGCACGAACAGCTTGCTGGTATCGGTTTCCGGACCGCTGTTCGACATCTGGAGCCAGCCGGTATCGAGCAACTTGGGTTGGTAGTCGGCGGCGTAGGCAGCCCCGAGATTTTTGCAGGCCAATTTACGGGCAGCGTCATCGGATAAGGCGAGGTCAGACAGTTTCTTATCCCGCCGCACATAGTTATCCGTAAGGTCTTTGTTGCCGGCGGCGGCCAACTTGTCCCGAAGTATCTGCTGGGCGTCGGTCGAACTTTTCCCCTGACCGACCAGATAGGTAATGTAGTCCTGGAACAGCTCGGCAAGACGGCCGAAACGGCTGTCCGCGTCTTTCTTGGAATGGACACCCAGATTCACGGCGGCGGTTTGCTGCTCGCCCTCGTTGAGCCCGCCTAACAGACGGTCGGCTTTTTTCCGGAGTTCGGCGGCGACCTGCGTCGTGGTGACGTATCCCTCGCTCTGGGGTGTGTCCTCCCCGGCGAAGTTGCCGCTGGCAATGGCGCTCAGTTTGTCGTAGAGTTCTTGGGTGAAATCTTTGGTCGATAGCCCCTTGCCCTCGACGGCATCCACTTTCTTATTCAGTCCGTCGGTCAGGGCTTGCTGCGTGGCGTAGGTCTTGGCGATAGAGATGCCGTTTACCTGCAAATCGCCCTGCACATCGACGAAGTTTTTCGGGACGAGCAGAATGCCTCCTGCCGTGTTGGTAATGGAAAAATGAGGGTGTTTGTCTGCGTTATAGCCCACAATGGCGGCTTCCGCTCCCGACTGGTCGCACCAGCGTATCACCCCGACGAATGCGGCATCCGTCAGGACGTGGTCTGCATCGGAGAGCGTGATGCCATGCGCCGAATCGACAGCCAACACGGCATGTACCGCCACCCGTTTGTCGGCGCCGCAGACCTGCAAGAGCGGCAACGCGCACCGCTTGCCGTCGTACACCTCGAAGTTCCGGAAGTAGGCCGTGCCCTCCTCGTAGCCGTCGTAGTTGATGCGGACGGTTCCTTTGTCACTACGCTCGGCGATGTTTTTCAGTTGGTTCCCCGTGATGAAAAGCGAACCGGCACGCACCGTGTCGCTGCGCAGGTCGGACAAGGTGCAGAGACGCTCCGTGAAGGTAGCGGCAACAACGCCGTTGCTTTCGATGGTAACGCTGCCTTTAAGCAAGTCGAATACGACGGCGGCGACAGGGGTCGTATTCGTGCCGGCTTCGAGACGGGCGACGGAGGCTTCGGAAAAGTAGCCTCGCAGAATCTTTTTGCTGCCTGTCGGGGAGACCAGCAGCGAATGTTTGCTCTCGACACCTTTCTCGACGGTCAGGGTACCGGTCAGCAGGAGGTCTTTGCGGACGGTCTGCCGGGCAAAGGGACTGTCGGTCATCAGAGCGTAGCGGCCGAAGAATTTATCCGCCAGACGGGGTGCATAGTCGGCCGTCACCTCGATGAACTGCGGCAAGGCTCCCGTGACAGGATCTGCCGTGTCGGGCACGGATCGTCCGCCCGAAGCCAGGTAGCAGGCACGGCCGCGTTTATTGACTTCGTTGGCGTAAGTGACCGACTCGTTGCTGTTTTTCTCGTAGATGTAGTACGGATACGAAGCGTCGGCACACCCCTCGAAACGGCGGATTTTTCCGCCTAACCAGACGTATCCGGGGGTAATGACAGCACCTTGGCACTGGCAGCCGGAGATGATGAAGTTGGAACAGCCGTCTAATAGGCTGCCAACGGCCAACACCATGTCCTGCAAGTTGATGATATCGTCAGCATAGGTGTAACGGCCGCCGGGTTCCGCGATGAATTCTTTCATGATTTCGTTTTATTGGGTTTGAGCTCTTCGCCGTCTATTTTGATCAGGTAGGTCTTGCCTGCCGTGCGGTAGGTATTCACCGCGTAGGAAAGCATGTAAACGAACTCCTGCGTGGGGATGGTGATGGACGGCACGCACACCATGAAGCTGACTTTTGCAATGGCTTTCTCTTCGGCAAACAAATGGAACGGCCGGGGATTTTCATCGTCGCTATCCGTCGTGACTTGCTCGCCCTCGTACCATACCGTGAACGGTCGACCGACCGTCGCCCCCTCGTGGTAGAGATCTACGCCGAGCGGTGTGCTGTCGGTGATGTAAATGGCATCGGATGCGTCGCGGAAGTAGCGGTGGAACCGGTAGTTTAGCCACCACTCGAACCACATCACCTGTGAGGTCATGCGCGCCTCGATCTGCCGTTCCCGTGCCCATGCGCAGAAACGGTCGTTCAGGCTTTGCAGCGGCCACACGAGGCTCTGCAATAGCAGGATGTAACGCCGCCCCGACAAATAGTGCGGGGTCAGGCGATTGATGAGCTTGTCGGTAGGCAGCCGGTATCTGTTATTGTCCATCGACGCTGAGTTTTAGGGCTTGTCGGAAGTTGGGTATCTGTTCTTCGTCGCCCTTCCCGGAGGACTGGCGCAGGTATCCGGAGGCGGTATGCCGCATCCGGGCGATTCGTTCCATCGGCATCAGGGTTCCTTCGCTGTTGTGGCAGGCTAAAAAGACACCCTGCCGGGGCGTGGCCTCTTCATCGATCCACACGTCGGTCACATGCTCGGCCGAGCGGATGGCTTCCATGACCTTGGAGACATAGACGACGGCATTGAACTCGATGTTCATCATGTACTCCTTCAGCTTCTCTTCGATGTTATCGAACACCTCCGCCTCGGAGATGGCACCGTCCCAGAAGACGGAGAGCCGGGGCACTAAAAGGTCACCCGGCAGGGAGGTTACCTCAACGCGGGTGCCGGCGAACTTGATCTTGGCGAGATAGGCGCGAATCTGCACCAGTTCTTCCTCATCCACGGCGGACAGGTTGCCCTTGTCCCCGGTGGCGACTTTCAGGACTAATTTGCTGTCGAGGTTCACGTCGTCGCAGCTTTCGTCATACGACACTTGCGTGATGATACGCTTGCTTTCGTCCACGGAGGCGTATCCGAAAGCCAGACCGTCTTCACGGACAGTCAGTTCGTCACCTTTCTGGTACTGGAGCAAGGCACGGGCGTAGTAGTCCGGAGTGCCGTTGATACGTCGGTTGATGGTTTCGGAGATGTCGTAGGCGAAGACATCGAGCAGGGTCTCGAAGCTGTGGATGACGGCGGCGACCGTCCATGTGATACCGTTCAGGATGGAGAGCTTCGAGTCGCTGGAAAACTCGTTCAGCTCCATACGCTTGTTGCGTTCACGGACGGCTTCGTCGTATATTTCTTTCAGGGTTCGGCTCATGTTCAAGGTTGATTGGGGGTGTAACGATAGCATTTTTCAGGGGTGCGGATGACCCAGGCACCGCCTTCGTTCCAGCTCTCCTCGTGGGTGAGCAGCCAGACTGCTTCCAGACCGGTGGCGGGAACACATACACCGGTCGCATCCCGCACGGGTTCCGCGTATGTACCGGAGGGAACGACGGGCAGCGTGAGGTCGCAGTTGCGGCGGCCGTAATGATGGGTAACTAACCGGATCAGGTATTCATCGACGGCAGCACGGCTTATGTCGGCATCCGTCAGATCGAGCGTCATCAGCTGCCGGCACTCCGCCAACGGCAGCAGTGTCCCGCAACTTAGGCGGCTGAGGTTCATCCGGAAGACACCGTCTAACAAAGGTACGAAGTCCAACGGGCATGAACCACCGCAAAGCGAGAACCGCTCGCAGCGAAGCGGCTCGGACAGACGGATACGGTGCGCACCGCTTGCGCTCAGATCGAGGTTCTGAAGGATAAAATCTCCGTAAAGGCGTACCTGCCGGGGCGAGACGACCGTGTTGTCGAAACGGTGCTCGATAAGCCGCACGGAGGAGCTCAACACTACGGGTTCCAACGGGGAGTTGTCGCCCCAGTCGATTTCGACACTGCCGTTTCCCGAAAGAGAGAAAGATGTGGAAATCTGCACGGCTTCCAGCGTAAACCACAGACGGCGCTTGCCTGACGGATATTTAGGATAGACGTTCCGTTCTCCGCCGGCCGGTACGATTTGTTCCCGACGGTATCGGGCGACCACATCCGCATTAATGACGAAACCGTCCGTGTAGAAGAGTTCGTCCCCGCTGCGGATTGTATCGGCCAAAGAGAGCGTGGGATTGCAGATCAGCAGGTCCACGATGCCCTCGATAGAACCGGTCAGGTGCAGGGCTACATCATACAGGTTCTGACCTTCGGTGACGGTATATTTACCCATGCTGTTCCTCCTTTTCTTCGGTTTCCAATAGCAGTTCTCCGGTAACGGAATCCATGTAGGCGTTGATGATGACCATATTGTCGCCCTTGAACTCGGCTTGCAGTCTGGCAGCGAGGTTGTTGTTCTCGAAGTTGCCGTGTAGGAAGTCGATCAGACCGACACCGGTGGTGGGATACTGGTACAGGTTTCCCGGAAAGGCTTTCAGCAGGAATACCTCGTTCTGGTATTTGGCGGCACCGATTTCCAGATCGGTGTCGTCGCCGGAATAGAGAAGCAGGCAACCGTCCCGAAGGACAAGGTGGTAACGGCCCTCTTCGTTGACGGTCTCGTATTCGGAGAGCCGTATGGCTCGCATCGCACCCTCGCTGTCCTGTAAATACACGGGAAACCAAGTGGTGTTGTCCGTGGAGTTGATAATATATTCGGGATGTCCCGTCCCGTTGTCCAAACGCAGGCGCACGAGCAGCTCCTTGTAGAGCGGCGTGTAAGGGATTTGGACGTAGAAACCCTGTTCTGCACGGCGACGCACGGCGAAATCCGCCGGGACGGTAATCTCCCCGCGAACCCGTTTTTCGTCCTGTTCTCCCGACAGACGAAACGGATAGAACACCTTGCCGGCCAGACCGGCCGAGGTGTTTACCTCACCCAAAGAGGGATTCATCGTAATGTCCATGCGTGTCATAAACAGGTATTGAAAGGCCCCGGACACAGGTGCGCCGGGGCCGTGTGTTACTGATAAAGATTAGCGACAAAAAAATAGAATGGTTTATAGACCTGCTTTATTATCATTATAAGCGGAATAGTTGACAATGCTATTTCCGTTAATTATTAAGCCTTTATATTTGTTCGCATTAAGTCAAATTGTTAAATTTGCAACAGCATTTATGTTTTTATAAAAGGATGCTCTAAATTTGATATAATGATTCAGTAAAATATGGACCAGCACAATTTATATTTGGATTTTGATGCTTTTATCCGTTCGTTTGTCCAGAACCGAGATACATCTTTTGCATTTCTATTAGGTGCAGGAGCATCTATTACTTCAGGAATGCCTTCTGCTAACGATTGTATATGGGATTGGAAAAAACTTATTTATTGTTCTTCCCAGTCTTCAATACCTTCATTTATTGATCCTAAATCAGATACATGTAAAAACATCATCCAAAAATGGCTTGATAATCAAGGCAAATATCCACCTATTGGGGATGTCCATGAATATTCCTTTTATGCGGAAAAAGCATTGCCCATCGAGGGGGATAGAGTGAAATATTTTGAGCATTTATCTCAAGGGAAGCAACCCTATATTGGGTATAAACTTTTATGTCTTCTGAACAAATACGGCATTGTCAAATCTGTATGGTCAACTAATTTCGATGGCTTGGTTGAACGTGCGGCTCAACAAGCCAACATTACGCCTATCTGTATAAACCTGGATTGTACTGATCGAATATATCGGACTGAAAGTACCAATGAATTACTATATATAGCTTTACATGGGGACTATAAATACACATCGTTAAAAAATACTTCCAAAGAGTTGGATAATCAACATCCGACTTTTGTGACAGCATTGAAACGATATTTTAACGATAAGAATCTCATAGTAATCGGTTATAGCGGTCGTGATAAATCGCTAATGTCTGCATTAACGGAAGCATTTTCAGAAAGAGGTTCTGGACGCATATATTGGTGTGGTTATGGTTCTGATATACCACCAGAAGTGGAAACCCTATTAAAAGCTGCAAAAAATGCAAAGCAGGAAGCGTTTTATATTGATACTGATGGTTTTGATAAAACGATGCTTTCGCTGGTTATGAATAGTTTCCATTCAGACATAGAAAAACAAAAAGAAATTATGTCTATATTGGAGAGCGTCCCTGAAGACGATAATACATCTCCATTTTCTATTCATATCACGAAGACGGACAAATACTTGAAAAGTAATTTGTATCCCATAATCTTTCCTAAGGAATTATTTCAATTTGAGATTGAATATAAAGAAGATGAAAGACCTTGGGCTCTTTTAAGGGAGCTAACTAAAGACCAAAGTATTATAGCTGTTCCATATAAGCAAAAGGTATATGCTTTATCTACCGGTTCTGCCATTAACAATGTATTCGGATCTCGACTCAAAAGTGATATTGAACGGATTCCTGTTTCAATAGACGATATAGAGCAAAAAAGCAGTTATAGGGAACTATTTTTAAGAGCAATACTACAAAGTATAGCGACAATTCGGGGTCTCAACGTTGATGTTAGGCATAATACACTTTGGCGACCTGATATTTTCAGGAACGATAATGGCATATTGATTCATGAAGCAATAGAATGCTCACTTATTTTTGTGCCACAACAAAAATACGCCCTGCTTTCCTTGCGGCCAACAATATATATAGAAAACCCACGCACGGTTTCAAAAGAGAAAAAGCAGGAGTATGCGCGGATATATCTGGATAAAATGTGGAACCAGGCATATAGCAATAAACTGATTCAATGGGAAAATATCGTATTTGGCAATGCACGTCTTATTTTTGAGTTCCCTCAAAATTCTGGCAGTGGATTTAAGTTCCAAATAAGCAACAATAGCGGATTTTCCGAAATACAATATCAGGACAACAACGAACGAGGATATTTTTCAAGATCGTATGATAATAGAAGAACGATTTATCGGGGACTTCAACTCAAAGAACCTGAATTAGAATTCGTAAATACATTTGCAGACAGACCTTTTTTAGATTCAAATCCTATGAGAGGATTATCTAATCATAAGCCTTATGATTCTTGGCAAAAAGATGTTTTGCCTCAAAATGTAAGACTGGGTGTGATCTGCCCTCATGCTCACACGGATAGATTCAACTCTTTTTTACAACGCTTAAACACAACCGTAAAGGCAAACGATAATTCGGATTACATTCAGCCATATACAGGATTTCACAGTATATATAAAACATTACTGGAGATTCCTGACCGCAATACAGATAAGTGGATAAAAACAGAAGATACGCCGAGAGATACGATAAGCCTTGCACAATCAATATGTCACCAAGCCGGTAGTTTAGCAGATAAATATCCGGGAATTGTGGTTGTAATTTACATACCTACATCTTGGAGTATTCACAAACAATTCAAGCATAACGGCGAATCGTTTGATTTACACAATTATATAAAGGCTTATGCAGCTCAGCACAGTTTTACAACTCAAATTATAGAAGAAAAGACTCTGAGTGATCCAATGGTGTGCGAAATCTGTTGGTGGTTGTCGTTAGCTTTATTTGTTAAGGCAATGCGTATCCCTTGGGCATTGGCCAGTCTTGATTCAGATACGGCGTATGCAGGCATTGGTTATAGCGTCAAAACGAATAGTAAAGGAAAAGTGGACATCGTTTTGGGTTGTAGCCACATATACAACGCTAAAGGTCAAGGGTTAAGATACAAATTATCAAAAGTTGAGCAGCCTCAATTTGATGGAAAAAAGAATCCTTACTTAACTTATGAGGAAGCATTCAAATTTGGAATTACCATACGAGAATTGTTCGTTAAATCTATGGATAAATTACCTCGCAGGGTTGTCATTCACAAACGAACACCATTTAGAAATGAAGAAATTGAAGGCATTACTCATGCGCTAAGTCAAGCGGAAATTAAAGACATCGACTTGATAACCATCAATTATGAATACAATGCTAAATTTATAGCACAAAGAGTTTATAACAACAATATTTCTGACGATTCATATCCGGTATCGCGTGGAACTTGCATAAAACTGTCATCAAGAAATGCTTTACTACGGACACATGGTGTTGTTCCATCAATTCGGGGTGGACGGCGCTACTATCCCGGTGGCAGGTGTATTCCGGCTCCTCTAAAAATAACTAAGTATTATGGTAAAGGAGATCTATCTACTATTGCCTCTGAAATTATTGGATTTACGAAGATGAACTGGAACTCATTCAATTTATATACGAAATTGCCAGCAACAATTGACACTTCTAATACATTGGCACAAGTAGGTAATTTACTGCATCAATATAATGGAGCAACATACGATTATCGATATTTTATTTAGTTCTATAAAACATTAGTCTGGCAATGCCAGACTAATGTTAATACGGAAATTTGTGCTGCAAATTCATACTATTTCCCGTCATAAATTTTCTCCACCACCATCCACATGTCGTCTGGCAGCCTCTCGTCCGAGATTTTCTCGCACGCCTGTTTCAGGTAGGTAAGTTCATCCCCCGTAAAGTCGATGGCCAGCGGCGTGTCTTTCTCGATGTCCCACTCGATGCGACCGTTCTCCTCATTCTCGTGCAGACCGACCGCTTCGCGCTCCTCGGCGGAGATTTCGATTTTGCGGAGAATCTCTTTTTTGGTGTTGAACTCCTTGAATGTGCCGTCTTTGGGCAGGATAACCGGAATGTAGAGCCGGTCCTTGATGTTTAATTCCATATTCTGATAATTAGGTTTCCGTACTATTCGTTGTCTGCGTGTTCATCCGTTACGGCTGACTGAATCTGAGCCATAAAGTTCTCGAAGTCAGCCATCATGCCGGCAATGGACACTTCTTTGGGCAGAGAACAGAAGATTTGTCCGTTTTCGTAGGTGATGGTGCCGATAAAGACCGGAGGCGTGTCGCTGTCGGGACGGCTTTCCGGGGTGTAAACAGTCGCCACCACCCGCTCCAATGCGTTGTCGGTAATGGTAAAGTCCAGATTGTAGAAGGCGCGGTTCGTGCGTTCCTGCGCCGTCTTTGTCGTCGTGATACGGATGATGTTCATATAGCAGGTTTTATGAAAGAATAGCATATTAAGGAACGGAACAGGTGACAATACTCCAAAAAAGATTACAAATCCCAGTCCGCCGTACTGATTACCTGAAAATTGAACGAGCCGTCATTCCGGGAAGCGTCGTCTTGCGTGTAAATGTCGAAATAGTAGGAATAGATCGCTTTTACCGTCGGGTAAATCGGGGTGTTTTCCGCCGTGGAATAGATTCCGGTAGCCATGACGAGGTAACGGCTTGACAATCCCCACGAAGAGGGAAGATAGACGCGGTACATGCCTTTTCCCAATCGGCTGACGGATACGGATTTTGAACCGTCGAAACAGAAATAGCGGATAGATGCGCTGGAAGTTGTTCCGGTAACAATGCCTGTAACAAGAATTTGCTGAAACTTTCCGTATCGGCTGGTTGTCATCAGGTCCCGGCGGTTGAGTATAATCCATCCGAAAAAGGTCTTGTCGTCACCATAACCGATCATCTCGATGACCTCTCGGGAAAATTTGAGCGTCGTTTTCGAGATGCCATCTTCGTAGAAATATTTCCCGCTCGGAGCCGTGATGCTCATCACTCCCGTGGAGACGGTCGAACCCCATTTGTAATTAACCAGACAAATCCGGCGGCCGGAGTTTTCCAGTGTCCATTGCAGGTTGATGTTTTCGTTCCAGCCTCCGGATTGCGTACACACCACATTGTCGTAATGCACAGGGTCGGTCTGTACATCACTGGTCGTGCCGCCGCCTACGACAATCCAGATGGAAGGGTCGTTCTGGACGAAGGCACTGCGGATGGTTCCCTGTATGGTCACGTCCTTAAATTTACCTCCTTGGGCGATGATGTTGCCGGCGGCATCCCACTTGAATTTGCCGTTGGCCACCTGTCCCGAGCCATCCGTGTTGAAAAGGCTGCGTCCGGAGCCGAACGAGGCGGAACCGTCGTTGTTGAGTTTCCATCGCGTACCGTTGGTGATGGAGCCGTCGGCGCCCAACGAGACGTTGTTTTTCCAGATGCGGCTGTTGTCGAAAGCCCAGCCGGCAATGCGGTTATAAATCTCCTTGGCTCCCGATTTCGTGTAGTTGGCCGACAGACAGAAGTATTCCACGTTGTCCCAGGTCATCATCTGGATGCCGAGAAAGCCCGTCTTGACCGTACTGCCCGAAGCGGCGATCTGTCCGAAGACCACATGCCCGGCATTGCTGCTCTGACGCCATGTCATTACGATGCCCAAGGGTTTATAGGCACCGCTATACCAATAGCCCGAGCCACTGGCCGCCGAGCGGATCTGAATCGGCATGACACCGACAGCACCCACACTGCCGGCCGTGATGTTGTCCGCCCCGATGGTCCAGCCGCCAATCTTGCCCCGCACGAATGTACAGGTCAAACCGTTGATATAGTCCGTGTTGATGATATTGGCTTTGATGCTGGTCGCGTCGAGTTTGGAAGAGTTGATACTCCCCGCAGCAATACGGTCGGCACTGAGCATCCCCGTCCGGATACTGCCTGCGTCGATGGCGACGGCATTGACCTGCGTCGCAGTCAGTGTACCGGTATAGATACCGTTGGCATCGATGGTTGTGGTGTACCGTTCCGATGAAGTGACATCGAACACGGTCGCGTATGCCACCTGCCATGTAACCGGTGCTTCGGCTGTAGCGGCCGCACCACCTGTCAGATAAAAAAAGTTGGTCGAGGAAAAGGATGCAGTGCCGCAGACTACTTTATAGATATACTCGCACCAGTCTCCCGTACCGGCTGTCGGAGTCAGCCATTTGCTGGAGCCGCCCGTACCGATGTTATTTGTCGCCCAGGCAATTTTTCGCCCGGTCGGAATTTTGGCTATGATACGGACAATGAATATCTTTTTATATCCGGTTTGGGTATAGAACGTGAAGCCTCCGAATCCGGGAGAGGCACTTCCGGTAGTTTTAATCTCCAATACATAACCGCTGTCATTTGGAGCCGATGCGCCGGTTCGGGTTATGGTCACCGTACCGTTACCTGCATTGTTATAGACATTGGCGCTATTATTGCCGTTACGGAAAGTCGGATCACGGTAGAGCATTTTACCGAATGCCATCGCCCGCGCCAGTTCTTTGGCAGCATCGGACTTGCTGGTGGCATCTGCTGCCGCTGCATTGACGGCTTCCGTTTTCTTGGTATCAGCATACGTTTTGGCGGACGCCAATGCCGAATTGGCCGCATTGGTCCAGTTCAACGACACCGCTGCCGAAAAGGTTACCGCACCGGCCGCATTCCATGAGATATTCCCCGACGCGATGCTGCCGGAACCGTCGTTGTTGAGTTTCCACTTGCTGCCGTTCGTGATGGAGCCATCCGCACCCAAGGCGATGCTGTTTTTGTAGATACGGTTCGCATCGATGTTCCACCCGGCAATCTGGTTGGCCGAGCCGAAACGGGCAAGACAAGTGCCGGCGGCATCCGTGGCATAGAAACCGAAATCCGTATCGGAATTGTAGTAAAGCTGCACCCGCTTGCCGCTTGTCGCTCCAGAGCTTGCCCCGTACACGACCACCCGTTTGTTGCCGCTGTCCAACAATATGTGGCTGTTGGATAACGTGGTTGTACCGATGGTCCAGCCGCCGATGGTGCCCTGAACGAAAGCACACGTCAGACCGTTGATGTAAGCCGCATTGATGATGTCCGAGCGGATTTCCGCAGCATTCAGACGGGCGGTGGCGATGGTGCCTGCCGTAATCTGCGAGGCGTTGATGTTGATGGCGCTGACGGTGTTGGCGGATAGTTTCCCCGTGAATATGCCGTTTGCATCGATGTAGGTCAGCTTGTTCGACCAGCCTTCCGTATTGGCTTTCGAGGTGATAGCATCCGCTACGGCACGGGCATCCGTACCGGCTTTCTTGGCATCGGCAATGGAGGCGTTCAGCGTAGTGGTCAATGCAGAGATTTTACTGTCCGCATCTTTGCCTGCCTGCGTGATGGCTTCGTTTTTTTTCGTGTCGGCATAACTTTTAGCTGAATTCAAAGCCGCATCGGCCTTACTTTGGGCGGTAGCGGCAGCACTGTTGATGGCTTCGCTTTTCTTGGTATCGGCATAGCTCTTGGCACTGCCCAATGCGGCGTCCGCTTTACTCTGGGCAGTAGCAGCAGCGGCGTTAAGCGTTTCAGTCTTGGCTTGCTGGATGGCGTTGGTCCAGTTCAGGCTGACACCCGCTCCGAACGTGATTTTGCCGGTTAAAGCATCGTAGCGGACAAACTGGTCGCCATAACCGAGCTGGACGTTGCCGCCGTTATCCAAAAGAAAGGTTTTGTATCCGTTCTTGAACCCGCAGATCCCGTCAATGGTCTCGTGGCAATACTGCCCGACGCGGTTTTCGTACTGAGGGAAAAACGGCCGATGGCAGTACCCGTAATGGTTCCGTCTGTGTTCTTCACACCGGCAAAGAGTTTCGGCGTGATGACGGTATGGCTGTCGATGAGCGTTTTTCCCGTATTCCACTCCCGTACCCAGTCCAGCAGGTTGGCATCGGCACCGGCTGTGCCAGGCGCTCCGGCTTTCGCTTTCGACCAGACGAACGACAGGCGGTAAACCGTCCCCGCAATGGTAACAGGAATATCCAAAGAGCCGTGGTCGGCAAGGGTTGTCGTTCCGGCAACAACCGTATAGGCTACGGTCTTCCGGCTGTTGTCCACTGTTATGGAGGAAAAACCCGTCGGCTTGATAATCGCTCCGATGGTAAAGTCCTTGTATTCCGAATCACCCAATACGACCTTGATGGTCGAGGTCAGGGTAACGGCAGAAAGTAGCTTCCCCGAATGGTCTGCGGGGAAGACATATTCCCCGAGCGATTGGCTGATTGTGTAGGAATCTTTCTGTATGTAAAGCGTGGTTTGCCCACGGGCGATAAGTTGTCGGCTGCTCATACGTTTTGTTTGTATAAGAATAGCCGTATGTGTGGGCAATGAGTTTATAGAAAAGAACGGCAAAAACAAAAGAAGCATGATCCTCTGACCATGCTTCTTTTTCGATGTTGTCGAACAGGCTTACTTCGAAGCCTCAATCGAAACCTTACGGAATTCTTTCAGTGCTTTCTCCAGTTCCAACGATGCTTTGCGGGCACGTGTGCCGGCAGCTTTGTTGCCGGCTTCGATCTGAGCCTTGGCATCTTTCGAGAAGGACTCCATCAGTCCGTTGATTTTTTCTACAAGTTCTTTCATATCAATGTTTTTTATTTTCAAGGGCAAAGATAGAAATTTTTAGGGATTTCACATGTAACGCAGTTCCTATTTGAATACTTCGCAGTTGAATACCGCCTTGCGCCATACATCCTCTCCGGTAATCCGTAGCGTGCGTCCCCGATGTTCCTCCGCATTCCAAAGGGCATCGCTCTCGGCATCGTCGCTCATACGGCTCCAGAGAAACTGTTCATCGGGAATCCGGTCTGTAATCTCTGTTCCCGCTTTGTAAAGGCGGGCGCGGAGTGTCGTCTCGACCATGTGGTTGCGGAAAACGGTGCCCGAATCGGACTCCACATGCAGAGAATAGCTGTCACTGCCGTCGTATTGTTTGGAGACGGTATGGGTGGCGTGGTACGACGTACCAGAGGAGCGGATGACGAAGCGGAGTGTCAGCACGTTCCGCCCTTCCCAGCCGAGAAAGTCCGGCGTGAGCGTATAAACGGACGAGTTTCCTCCGGTGTCTTTCCACCCGCCGTCTGCGGCAAGGTATTCCCAGCGGCAGGAATCCGCTGTCAGGTTCTGCGCCGTACCGGTCAGGAGGATTTCCGCCGGGTCGCAGAGATTGTCTGAAACGGCATCGGGATAGTGAAACACCGTACCGCCCTCGATGGTGACGAAACGAGGTCTCATCTGTTCCTGCATCTCCTCGTCCAAATCCTCCCAGCGGATGGTGACATCCTGCAAGATGATGGTGTCTTTGTTCCAGCGGAAACGGCCGCCGGAGAAATATCCGCTGCCGTCGGGGTTGATGACGAACGAGTCGTTGCCGGCACGGATGGAACCATCCGGCTCCAACCGCAACAGAGGATGCTGGATCGTACCTCCCACACCGCCTCGGCAGAACCATGCCCCGTATTCGTCCGTCTCGTTCAGAGTGTCGTCCGTGGGTTGGTATAGCGTTGGAACGCTCCCTTTTTCAAGCTGTGGGGAACTGAAAAACCAAACCGTTCGGTTCCCGGTACGGAAATCGATGCAAAGGTCACTACCGGGGACAGACTCGATGTCGAAGGCGATATGTACCCGTTGCCAGGATTGGGGCATTATAAGGCTGGTAAGCACTTTCCCATCGTGAAGAATATCGAACGAGGTCTCTTGTTTGGAGGGACAATAACACCAGAACGAGAGACAGTAACGCTCGCCCGCGTGTTTCTCCGCCCATGCTTCTTTCTGGCAAAGCAAGGTCCCGCCGCTAACGGGAAGCAGGATATTTTTCCCGATACCGCTCGGAGAGTGGGACGAAAGGCGGACGACCGTCGTGGTGAAATTGCCGTTCAACGAATCGATGATACAGTTCTTGTGAATGCGTCCGGCGTAGAAAGTGCTGCCGAAGCCGCCCTCGTCACCAGCGGTCAGCGTGCCGGCCACATGGACATCCCGCGTGGCGTAGAGACGCTGGAAGTAAGCCCCGTATCCTTGCAACATGCCGAACAGCGGGTCTGCGATTCCCGTGATGCGGCCGATACGGATTTTGGCGGCTTCGGAAAAAGAGGAAAGGTGTTCTGACAGGCAGACATTGAGGTCGCCGACCTCGCACCAGTCGCCCGGATTAAGATGTTTGGAAAGGCCGAAAGCCAGTACACGGGCATATTCCGCAGGAAAGTCCACCGTAATCAGGCTCAACCCGTATTGCCACTCGGTCGTAACGTCCACGGTGTCCTGTCCGTCCGTCTCTGTACCGTCAGCATACCCGAAGCGCAGCGGCACGGCGGACAACTCTTTGGAGGCACGGATACGGAAGGAAATCACCAGACGCTGGGGATGGGAAACGGACCGGGGAAACGGAATCTGCAAACCGCCTGAAACTGCCGCCTGATCGGCAGAACGGGTAATTCGGATAATCCGGCTGGCCGGACCTTCCGAGGGAAGATAACGATAGCTCCATGTCGCATTGTCACTGCAACCGAATGTGGCAAGCGATGCCGGACGGTACAAGGAACGTTCCGTCCCCATGCCGTCGATGACATCCATGTACGGAGCTTCTTCGTCCGAGGCGGTCAGGTACATGGCACCGCTGCGCCGTTCATCGGTCAGGCTCGTGAGGCGGACGAAATCCAGCAGCTCCCCGTCACGGGGCTCGTCGCCCTCGATGAGCGCACCGATGAAATACGGCGACGACGCCTCCTTCCCGTCAGGCAGCAACACGGAGTCCTCGCCGGTGGTCAGCACGACCATCAGGCTGTAAAAGGTCTGTGCGCCGTCCACGTACTGGCGGG